AAATCTTGAGCCAGTCATTATCTAATGTACTTGATTGTGTAATGTTAAACGTTCTAGAGTTACCTGTTTGGTCTAAGTAAAAATAACCACCCGCATAACCAGAACCAGTAAAATTAACTGTATTACTATCACCGTCTACATCTACATAAGAAGTACCGCCGTCATAATTTATATCGAAATCAAAAGTATTTCCATCCCCTTGAATAATCCAATCTAAATCTAATGTTGCAGCTAATGCAGTTGTTCCATGGTCTAATGTAAATGTATTAGTGCTGCCCGTAACGTCTACGTTATAGTTAGAGTTATCTATACCATAGGTATTTGTTGGGTCTCCCTGTATAGTAAATGTATTACTATCGCCATCGAATTCGAAAAATCCTGTTATAGAATCTCCTAAAATATCACCTAAAAATTTGTTTGTATCTCCTAACTGGTTTATATCAAGAGTTAACGAAATACCGTCTAAATCTAACGCAGTTAAAGAGCCTGCAGAAGAATTGAGACCACCAATAATATTACCTGAACCAAGTTGTTCTAAATCAATATTCGCTGTTGCACCTGATTGGTCGACATAAATTTCGTTATCAGCAGCAAAAAGAGATGTTGAAATTAATAATATACTAATTAATATTTTCATCGATTACCTCCCAGAAACTTTTATCATACCCTATTTTGACGATTTGCAAAACTGCTTCCTCGATAGCTCGTTGTAAAGCTAATGTTGCAGGCTCGTTTTCGGCGTCTCCTGTTTCTATCTCTACAAGTTCTGTGCCTGCCTCAATAAACTTAAAAACGTCTTGAGACTGACCATAACTATATAATTGTTTACTGACTAAAACGTCTATTAAAACTTCACCTGTCGCTACAGATACCATACGTAAAGCTACTGTAATATTGTCTACTCTATATTGTTTACTTGTTCCTATACCTAAATATCTAGCTCCGATACCTCCACTTTGTATATTTGTATCAAAACCAATAACAGCTCCTTCCATTAGCACACCTGCAAAAAGTAAAGGCATGATAGGTTTAGGTCCATCAGTTTTTTCGTTTTGTTCTCTAGCAGAGCGTATAAGCTGTCTTTCTTTCGTTAGATTATCAAGACCAACTCTTTCTGCAACACGAAAGAATTTTCCATTGGATGTATGTTTTAAACTTCTGATAAGTAGGTGGCTTGGTGCTTGCGTGAGTGCTGTAGAAAATAAAGCAAACTCACTGTTACTTTTACGCTGACCTGTTTGGTCTGTAAAACTATTAGGATAAACAGCAACAACAATAGGAACTTTAGGTTGTGCTACATTCAATAATTCTTCGGATTGAATTTCTAAAATAGTTGGTAAAGTTTTACCTTGTTGTATAGTGGTATCTACAGGAGCTAAGCTGCAACTAGAAAGAAAAATCGCCAACAGGCAACTGTATCTCGGTAATATTTCCATCAGCATCAGTTATCTTGAGAATTATGATTCCATTTTCAATACTATATTCTATAGTGTTTCCCTCTAGGGTCAAAGTACCTTCTGTGCTAGGAGTTTCTCCGAATAAATTTTCTACTAATTGTCTTGATAATTGTGCATAAATTCGTGACTCAAGATTCCTTATAAATCTAGCTAATGTAGTATTTTCTTTATCTCTTTCTATTTGTTCTTGTATAGCTTTTATTTCTTCTTTAATACTCATTTTACGATTAAACTCTTGATTTTCTATCGTTAAATAATGTGAAGAAGTATTAATACCATTAAAAGAAGGGTTTTTAAATTTATGAACTATTTGGTCAGCCCATAAAGGGTTTGTTAAAACTACAAGAAAAAAGAAAATACAAAGCAAGCCTGCTATCCTATAAATCCAAGTATTATTAATCTTTTCTTTGGTCATCTCTTTTTGCTTTAGCTATTTTACTGCTGTCTATTAAATTAGGTACTCCAAGTATAGTCTTAATTAAGGTGTCTTGTCTAATTATCTCATTATCTAGACTACGTACTCTATCGATTAGAGCTACTAATATACCGTGTTGTGTATCTAATTTAGTACCTAGCCTTTCTTCTATAGCGTTTATCTGACCTGCTACTTTTTCGTCAACAACATCTAATTTTTGTTCCATGCCGTCAACAATACGTATTACTAATTTATATATAAACCAACCAAGACCTATTGCAGCTGCTATAGGAAAACCAACTTCTTGTATAAGTGTTACAGCTTGTTCCATCAATAATCACCCCAAACTTTAGTTTTTTTACCTCCATCGTACTTTACAGCATGACCTTCTTTTATTAAAACATCGCATATATCTCTACCGTCTTCTGTATAAGGTATACCTAATATACGACCATACTTGCCTTTACCTAAAGATTTGACTTGTATTTTACCTATACACAACTCTTTTAACCTATTCTTAGCGGCAAGTCCTAATACCTTTTCTGCTTTATCTCTAGTCCTGCTTTCAGGTGTGTCTATACCTGCAAGTCTGACACGTTGTTTATGTAGCTTTACATCAAAACCTAAATCTAAAGTACAGTCAAATGTATCACCATCAACTATGCGTTCTAGTGTTGCGTTATATACGAATGAATCTGGAGCTTTAGCCATTTAACATTTCCACCTTCTACGAGCTTGTCTAATTCTTGAATTAGGGTCATTTCTAGTTTTAGCAGAACTTCTTTTTAATTGTCCTAAAGACCTAGCACAATATGACTTACGTCTTTTCGCTGCTTTACTGCCTTTTTTAACTTTACCTGTAACAGCCCCTTTAAGTTTACTTCCAGGATTTGCTTTTCTGTAAGCCCTAATCCCTTTTTTGGTCATTCCTGCCCCAGATTTGGTAGGTCGGTAATTACCACCTTTTCCTGTTGTTCTTCTTATAGCTTTAGCTTTTTTTCTTTTTGCCACGAGTCCTCCTTTTCTTAACAAATGTTCTTACGTTCGTTGGCTTACCACCAGGATTACCAGCGGCTCTTTTTCTTCTTACAGCACTAGCACGTTGTGAGGCTGTCATACTTCTAGCTTTACTACGTGGAACACATTTCGGGTATTTACGTTTACTTTTACCTTTAGCAGATTTTCTACCGCATTTTTGAAACTTACCTTTTTTCTTAGGAGCACCGATATCTACCCAGTCTCCTTTCTTGCCTTTACCAAACCATGCGGTAAGACCACCTTTCGGTTTAGCCACGTCTACCTCTTGCTCTTGTTTTGCGTTTTGTACCTTTTCTAGCTTTTTTCATTTGAGCTGCAGTAGGTGCACCTTTAGCACCTTTTTTACGCATACGCTCACCAGAGCCTGCTTTAATCCTTTTACGTTTAGCGTGTATATTAGCCCATAAGCCTTTTCTTGCCATTACCTATAACCTCCACCACGTTTCTTATATTCACGTACAAGCCACCCATTTGCATAAGCACTTGGATATACTTTGAACTTACGTTTAGCCTCAGCTTTTACTCTAGCATATAAACTAGGGTTTGTAGGTGTAGCTCCTTTCTTTTTCTTTTTCTTAGTAGTTTTCTTTTTTGCTTTAGTAGGTTTTTTAGGCATATTTAATCCTCGTATAAATTATTAAAAGTTATAGATGGGTCAAGATAACTTTCATGTCCTTCTGCAGAATGTGTGTGTTGTGATGGTGTAAAATCTGGTGCACCCTCACCTGTTACCCATAGGGCAGGACTTGTGGCTCTAACTCTATTGTTTGGTAAAGCTACCAAGTTTCCTTTCCACTCGCAATCTTCTGTTATATAAAGCACATGCGACTGTTTGTGTTGTGCAGGACAATCGGCAATAGCGTTATTTGTGTAATCTACTGTAAACATATACTTACCAGTATAAAACTTTCCATCGATTTTGCAAAGCCATGGAGACGAACTAACTCTATCCATAACTATAACAGAATGGTCTCTCGACTCACAATCCCAAGGCTGTGCTAAATGGTCTTCCATAGGAATAGCCCATTCATCAACAGGTATATCGGCTATTAAGCCTTGAATAGGCATTCTTGCCCACATAGCACCTCCATGGATGTTGCCTTCTTCCCAATCATCATATTCTCTTTCACAACCTGTAAAAACAACTTGAAAACTTAATGACCTATCAGGAATAGTATTTACCGCGAAAGCGATAGCATGAAGAAACTCTCCATGGTAGTTTGCATGATTAGCTGTAAACTCCCTTCGCACCCAACATTTAAAGTGCGGGATATTACTTATGAGATAAGACACTTACTTCTTCTTCTTTTTTCTCATGGTTTTTCTTTTCATGCCGCCTTTCTTTTTATATTTAGAACTTTTGAGTTTTCCACCTCTTTTCATTCCTTTAGCTTTTTTCATGACCATATTATTCTCCTTTTAATACTCTTTCTTTTAAACGAATCGCACGAGGACCAACTTGGGTCGCCCAACGACTATCCATCATTTCAACTGCAGCAGTTTCCCAATCATGTTCTTCTAATGCGGCTAAAAACTTTTTAAATTTTAGTAATCGTGTAATACCTAAATTGAAACACATATTTGCTAAAACTCTTTGTATATTTTCAGGTAAATGTATCCACCACTCTAAATTTCTATCTAATTCTGTAGTAACGATATTTATATCTTTTTCAAAACAATCTTTTATTCTATCTTCAGATACAGGCGTATCTACATCTTGACCGTGTTCGGGGTCTGATTCTAATATAAGATGTCCTATACCAAATGTAGGATATCCAAGGTGGTCTAAATAAATTTTATTTACACAACCTTCATCGAAAGTTAATTCTTCTCTTAATTTATCTACATTCATTTTATCGGGACTATTGTTGCTCCGTTTGTTTGTACTGTTATTTTGCCCAGAGTTGCCGTTCCCTGAACGCCATTTTCTTCCCCACTGTATAAATTTATCCATTCTACACCACTCCATAACTGTAATTGATTAGTGCTTAAATTAAAAATTATATCACCTTTATTGAATTTATTTAAATTTCTTTGCGTCTCATTAACTGTCAAAGTTGCGTCTATATCTTTAGAATTTAAAGATAATTCGAGAACTCTTACTAATCTATTAAATAATTCAGGACTAAGAGGACCAACTGCTATCGGTAATTTAGTCTGTAATAATTTAGCCACTATCGTCTACCGTCTGGTTTTACATCTAGACGGGTGGCTCCTAATCTAAAACTCATACCTATATCATTAGCATCATCATCATTAGATTGAACTCTTAAAACTACTTGTCTAGCTCTAAGACGAGTATCAATTTTAGTTGTAGTTGAAAAGCAAGAAGCTGTGGTGACTGTGCTTAAATCATCTCCTGGAAAATCTCTTTTCTTTAAAACAAAATCTAGTTTTTGTCCTGTGCTGCCTGTTGCAGCATCGCCTATAAAATTAACATCAGGAATTATTCTACTTACTGCGGAAAATACTTCGCCCGCAGGGTCTATATCAAAATCGCTAGACTCTATAAAAACATTTTGCATAGCAGAACCATCAGCGTCATTACCTACTTCATGGTTATACAAATAACTTGTGTTTGATGTTGTGTAAGAAGCTATAGGTTTATCGAAAACCCCTTCATCTAACCAAGCACATCTATCAAGTTGTCCTATCGACCAAACATTTTCATTATAGTTATAAGTGACATATCTATCTATACTTGATGAAGCGGCAGAACAATAAAACCAACCCACCTCATTAAAAGCTTTATTTATAAAAGCAAATATTTGAAAACTTTGTGTTACATTAATATCGTTGAAAACATAATCTTTAACCGAACATGGTAGAGTTTGTACTTGACCTGTATAAGCGTAAAAACCTTTTTTATCCATCCAAAAAACACCTTTAGGTGAATTAACAGCAGCATTAGGACCCACCATACCTACGCCTTCATTTACTAAATTTAATCCGAAAGTAAACGGCTGACCGATAAACTGTAAACTATATAAAGCTATATCAGTCCATATTAAAGTTTCTTGCCTTGCTCTAATTCCACCGATAATTGCAGAGCCTGCTGATACTCGCAAAGAGCCTGCTGTGTTTGTAGATAAAGGCTCCCATTGGGTAACATCTTCTTGGTCACTAAAAGCTATTAACATAGGGTCTTGTACACCGCTTCTGCTTTCTCCTTCTATAGGGTCTGCTCCTAAACAGATTACGTGTCTATCTATATCGCTAACTAAAACTTGTGCGGCAACAGTAGGAGCTAAATTAGAATTAGCTAAATCTGATAAAGCTACTCCTCTCGTTGAAGTGCCACTACTTGCGTCCCAATAATAAATACCACCGTTTCTTACATTAAAAACTAAATCTTCTCCAAAATTATCGTGAGAATATAGTCTTAATTGATTTGTTACAGATAAAGTAGAAGCTGAACCAAAAGTTCCCGCTCCCCATGTATCTATACCCCAACCAGAGGACGGTACAAAAACATCTAAACCCACATTGATTTGATAAGCTCCGTCTACAGCAGAACCACCATTACCGCTATCACTAGCATTAGCTGTAACAGTATTACCGTCAGTATCTTTAGCTACGAAAGTATAAGTATTAGATGTTGGCACAGAAACTATTTGGTATTCTTGATTTAATACAGCAGCTGTTATATTGCCACCCAAACTTACAGCTTCGCTAAATGTGACGAAATCATTTTGTACAGCACCGTGATTACTATCAGTAGCTGTTATAGTTGAACTACCATTAGTTGCTGCGAACGTAATACTATTAGTTGAAGATTTTCTTATAGGAGTAATATCGTAATAATTATCTCCTTCTAATACGTAATATTTTTGTGTAGCTCCTATACCTACATATTTTATACCGTTTAAAGCAGTCCAGCCTATTAAAGCTCTAGCTTTAGATATAAAAGTATTAGAAGTTCTTTTTACCCAACCACCTATTTTCTCTGGTAATCCCTTTCTAAATCTTACTAAATTACCATCAAACCAACCACCTTCATTTGTATAAGCAGTTGTATCTTTATTAATTCCTGGTTTAAATAAAAATTTTTGAAGAGGCACGCTTTTCTCCTAAATAAAAGTAGCAAATACTATAGAGCCTAGTATAAACGGATAAACCCCCCATAACAACATTTCTAATCTTTTAAATTTAGCAGAGCCTTCGTCTAATCTTTTTTCTATATATTCGTAACGAATAGCACATTCTCTTTCATGTGCATTAAGTTCTGCTAAAGCGTCTTTTCCATTTGCCATTATTTATCTAAAATTTGTTCGGATTCTTCTTTAGTTGAAGCTATAAAATTATTTTGAAAAACATTTAAAGCAGCGTCTACTTGGTCTAAATCAAACAACATCTGCTCTCTTTTTTGTCTTAAATTAGTTATTTGGTTAGCGAGATATTTTTGTTTATCAGTCATTTCTGACTCTAATATTTCTTTATCTCCAACCGTAGCTTTATTTTCTTCAGTCATAATAATTAACTATTAGATGATATATATGCTTTACCTGTGGTAATAGCATTTGTACAATCAGTTTTTTTACTACTTGATGACCCTTTAACATTAGGTGTATCATCATCACTATCTACAGGTGCATATTCTAAAATAGTTACTATTAATTAAATTAACGCTGTCCATAGCTGATGTTAAACATTGTGTAACTGTTTGTGCCATATTATTCTCCTTCGTTTAATTTACTTTTTAATTCTTTAACTTGTGCAGAAAGTTCTTTTACTGCATTAATAAGTGGGTAAATAAACATACTTTCACTTATCATTTGCGTTCCATCTTTTTCTTCTGACCAACCACCAAAAGTATCTACACCTTGTTTATCAAGTGCTGCTTTTACTTCTTGTGCAATCATACCATGTAGTTTTAAGTCAGTATTTTTTTCTTGTTCTCCTCTAATTTCTTCGGGTACATCTTTTTGTTCTTTCCAATAATAAGTGACTGGTCTTAAATCATTAATAAAAGATAAACCAAGATTATCTGTTTCTATATTTTCTTTTAGTCTTTCATCAGAACTATGTGTCCAAGTAGCATTATCTGTCCAAGTATTCGTTATAAAGTTAGAGCTATATCCTATTTTTACTGTGTTATTGGTAGTTAAACTTAAACTTCTACCAAAACCAAAACGAGAAGCAGCCGATGCAGAATCCACATTATTACCATATCCAACCATAACATTATCTGCACCAGTAGTAAGAGTAGAGCCTGTATTACTACCTATAATAGTATTATAATTACCTGTAGTTATATTCATACCTGCTCTGTAACCTACTAATGTTGCATGAGCTGCAGTAGTTAAATCTTCAGCAGCTTCAAAACCCATAACAGTATGAGAATCACCTGTGGTACATGCTCTTAAAGCACTATTACCAACTGCTGTATTACCACCTGCTGTTGTATTTGCTTGTAGTGCTGCATATCCTACACCAGTATTAGAACTTCCAGTTGTATTAGCAGATAAAGTATCTCTACCTACACCAACATTTTGAGTACCTGTTGTATTAGCATCAAGACAAGTAGAGCCTACTGCTACATTATGACTTGCTGTAGTGTTGTTTTGTAAAGCACTTCTACCAATAGCAACATTGTGTGTGCCTTCAGTATTGCTAATTAAAGCAAAATTACCAACTCCTGTGTTTTTATCACCTGTGGTATTAACATTTAAAGCAAAAGCACCAACTGCTGTATTTTCATCTGCTGTAGTATTCGCAGAAAGAGCATCGTATCCAACAGCAACATTGTTTTGACCAGTAGTGTTTGCATCAAGGCTAGTAGAACCTACTGATACATTTTGTGTACCTGTAGTACAAGCTGCTAATGCTTGATAACCAACAGCAGTATTAAAAGCATCTGCACCTGCATTGAGTACGAATAAGGCTTGTGTTCCTATTGCTGTGTTTCCACCATGAGCATCTTCATTTTTTAATGCTTCAAAACCAACTGCAACATTATTAGAACCTGTTGTTAATGCTAATCCAGCACTTGCACCTACTACTGTATTTTGAGTACCTGTAGTGTTTGCTACTAAAGAGTTCATACCAACTGCTGTGTTGTTTGAAGCTGTAGTGTTAGCATATAAAGCGTATGTTCCTACGCCTGTATTATTAGTGCCTGTAGAGTTTGAATATAATGCTTGATGACCTAACCCTGCATTTAAAGTACCTGTTGTATTAGCTTGTAATGAAGTATAGCCAACAGCAACATTACCATTTGCAGTTGTATTGTTAGCAAGTGCATCATGCCCTAAAGCTACATTGTATTGTCCAGTTGTATTATCTTCTAAACTAAAAGCACCTACTGATGTGTTCCTATCTCCTGTAGTATTACTTTGTAAAGCACCAGTACCAACAGCAGTATTTCTATCAGCAGTTGTAGTTGCTCCTAATGCTGATGTTCCTACAGCAGTATTATAATCTCCAGTTGTAAGTGCATCTAAAGAAGCAGAACCGATAGCAACATTTTGTAATCCCTCTGTTAATTTAGTTAATGCTTGAACTCCAACACCTACATTATCATCTCCAGATGTTAAGTCATCAAATACTTCAAAACCTAAACCTGTGTTGTTATTGGCTGAACTTAATGTACCTGTACCACCATCATTACTAATTAAAATACCATTAGCAAAATTTGTTATGTTGTAAACTATACCTAATCCATTGACAGTACCACCAGTTAAAGCTCCTGTAACTGCTGCGTCTCCGCCTATACTTACATCATCTGTAACTGTTAAATCATCTTGTACTTTTAAATCTACAGTGCTAAGACTAGCAAAAGCATCTACTATTGCTGCACCTGAACCTGCTCCATCAGAATAAACTACTTTTACATCACCATTGGGTATGGTTATATTAGCACCACTGCCTTGTGAAATTATAATATTATATGGACCACTACTTCCTGAATCGGTTGTTGCATTTTCTATAAACCAAAGTTTAGATACAGTATTAGGTCCTAAAGTAATAGTACAATCACTATCAAGAGCACCTGTGTATTTTAAATAAAGAGAACGTCCAGGGTCAGTTGAGCCGTCTGCTATTGTAGTTGTATGAGCGTCGGCATTTGTTGTTATAGCCTCTGTGCCATAACTAAATGCTTCTGCAATAAGTTCTAAATTAGTATTAGTACTTGTTCCCCAAGTTCCAGATTCGTCACCTGTAGCTATTTCTTTTAACCTTAAATCATTTACATATGTAGCCATATTGTCCTCCGACTGTTTTGATTGTACACCATATTTAACAAAATTTTAAGCAACTTCTTTCCAATTTGGAGTTTGTGTGTCTGATACATTTGTATAGCTTGCTGTTTGAGTTGTTGTTACTCCTGTATAATTAGCAGTTTGAGTATCATCTACTAACCCCCAAACATTAACTATATTAGCTACACCTGTTGCACTAACTCCTGTAAGTGTTATTACAGCTTTTGATATTACTGTTTCGTTGCCAAGTGCTGTAGTTCCTTCATTTCCTGTAACACTTATATTATTATCTGAACTGACTGTAGTTGAGCCTAATGCAGACGTTGCTACATTTCCTGTTACAGAAATATTAGCACCTGCAGTAATTGATTCATCCCCCAATGTTCCTGCTGAAGCAGAACCAGATACACCTGTTACTGCTGCACCTGCAGTAATAGCATTCCCTAATGCAGATGTACCGACATTTCCTGACACAGAAACATCGGCACTTGCAGATACGGTTTCATCACCTAAAGCAGAAGTACCTACATTACCTGAAGCAGAGATATTAGCTGTTGCTACAATAGTTTCGTCACCAAGTGCAGAAGTTGCACCTAGACCAGTGACATTAGTTAAAGCTTTTGCGACAACGGTTTCGTTGCCTAATCCTGTGGTGCCTGCGTTCCCTGTTACAGCTGTAATCGAAGACGCTAATACAGTTATAGAGCCTAACCCAGATGTTCCTGCTAGACCTGATTGCGAAACGTTAGCATCACAAACTACTGTTTCAGAGCCTAATCCTGAAGTACCAACATTTCCTGTTACACTGACAGTTACATTAATAACAGCAGGCTGACCCCAAGGACCAGTGCCCCATGTGGAACGACCCCAACCGACAGACATTTATTTAAGCTATTCTTATAATAGCGTTTGATGCATCTGCTGTAGGGAATTGTATTGTAAAATCTCCGTTAGTCGAAGTCTTATCACCGCCGAAAGCTAAAATACAAACGGCAGGGTCTCCAGACGCACTATCGTTAAATATCATTGCACCATTAGCAGTTATAGTAGCAGAACTAAATGTTAAATCTGCAAAATCAGTTAAAGCAGTTGTACCTGATGTAGAAGGGTCAACTCTTGTTAAACTTCCTCCTTTTGCAGTGTAACCTGTTCCGCTAACTTCGTTTGAAGTTGTATATGCAGTGGTTGCTGCGTCTAAAGAAGCACTACTTGTATATAACGCTAATTGAAAAGTGCTACCACCACTATTTTTAAAATTATGAACACCTTCTAATAATTCTTTTTTAAAAGATGTACACATTGCTTGTGTTATTGCCATTACAGCCTCCTTATAATATCAGCCATATCTTTATGACCTTGTTTTTCTAATAAACCCGCTACTGTTGACCTATCGCTAGCAATAGCTTGTTTCATATATAATAAAACGACTTGTGCCATATTATCTTTAAACGCTTGTGCTTGTGCTTTGACCATGGGGTCTGCGTTATCGCTAATACTAATAAGTCTTTCCATTATTCTTTCTGTCCAGTATTCTGGACTTAAACCTTTATTTTTTGTTGTTTGTACATTTACGTCACCTATCGTAGGCACTACCTCTACACTAAACATTTGGTGCTCCTGCATTAAGTTTTACTTGGTCGTTTCTTGCTTCATCTCTTAAATTTTTAAACTCACCTAAAAGTTTTAAAGTAGATAAAGCTTCCTGATATCTAGTTTCGTAAAGCCCTATTGTGTTAGGGTCTTGTTTTAAAAAATAAGCTCCTTCTACTAAAGAACCATACAACATTGCATTAGGTGCGTTTTCTGATAACCAACTTTGACCACTATCTCCTAAAGTTGTAAGAGAATTAGGTCTGTAGTAATAATGAAGTTCAACATTATAATCACTATTAGGGGTGGGTGCTACTATAAAACTGTCTTCATCGAACTGTGCATAGTAAAGGGGTTTGCCTGTTGTTGCGGCTTGTGGTGTGTAATCTCTTATATATGAGACTTGTTTTAATAATAGATACGAATAATTGTTACTTCCGTCTATTACAGCTAAACTAAAAGATGACAAATAATCATCAGGTGTAGATAAATAAGTGTTATTTGTTGTAAGTGTTCCTGTAACATTCTTACGAAAAACAGGAAGTTGAACGCTTTTTAAAATACGTTCTTCAGTGGTTTGAATGAAATTATTTAAATTATTAACAAAAGTTGTTTCAGAACTATCTAAATAATCTTGTATTGCTGTTTTTAAACTACTGTATGTAAATCCTGCCATTATGTTATACTCACTGTTACGCTACCTAAAGCACTTGTAATTTCTTGACCCTCTAGTTTACTACCTATAGGGTCACTTTGAAAAGTCATTCCAGCAGCAGATGCATTTGTAGTTTTTACCAAACCTAACTGTGTTTGCGGTAAATCCACCTCAGGTCTTGGTTGATGTAAAGCTTCAGCATCAGCTGTAATTGGTGGTGGGTCTAGTTGTGGATGTTTTGGTTCATAACACTCATGACAAACTTTCGTATTGTCCCATGTCATCCTAGCTTTTGTATATCTATATCTAAAACCACAAACGTCACATATAAAATATGCAAATTTACCAGAAGCGTAAGACATTAGATATATTGCCTTTTAGGAACTATTCTAAGTGGGGACCTATCTTCATCGTACTTAATAGCGTTTAATAAATCTTGTTCATACTGTTGTTTTAATATCGGTAGCTTTTGTGTATTCTTTTTTAAACATAAGTAATAAGCTAATCCAGAAGTTAAACATGGTAGAAACCTATTTGGAACATCTATATCTTGGTCTGAGGCATCAATATCTTCGATAGTTCGCCATACATAGTAAACCAGTTTGTCGGTCGAGTTCTCTGGTGTTGGATAGAGATGTATTTTTGGTGTGGTTAATCTTTCTAACCAATATTGTGTAGGTCTAGCTTCAGTTAATTTATTAGGTATACCTACATATTCGTTCCTGTCCATTCTACTTAAACTATGGTCTGTAATGACAGTATTTACTGTTCTTTCTATATACGCGTCTAAAATATCTATATCAAAAGAATTTATACTATACTCATTGGTGCCTTTAGTTAGTGTAAGTTCAACCTTAGCCACCTCCCACATTTGTATACCTCTGTTATTCCAGTCGGCAAACATAATATTTAGTGAACGTCTCGCAGTTACTGCATCATAAGACGTACGAGCTTCCAAACCTGCAAGTTCGTACGCCTCTTCGATTGCGTTAGCTACATTAACTGAAAAAGTTCTTGTGCCTGATGTTGCCATATTAGTTGTAGTATGCTACAAAAAAGTCACAATTAGCCAATACAACATAAGCACCA